GGTGAAGGCAAGTTTGCCCTTGTTGACGATGCCGATTTTGAAATGCTTTCTCTTTACAGATGGACTGTAAGCGTAAACGGCTATGCCCTACGTCCTACAATGGAGTCTCGGCGCAGCAAGAACATTTGGATGCACCGCGTAATTCTTGATACGCCAAAGGGCTTTGATACCGACCATATCAACGGCGACAAGCTCGATAATCGCCGCTCCAATCTACGCATTGCGACCAGGCAGCAGAACCAAGCTAATCAAAAAGCCGGCGGTGGCGCATCGATCTTCAAGGGCGTCGTTTTTCGGCATGGTCTGTGGCAAGCTCAGATTGGTATTGATTATGATCATCTGCCTCTCGGTTTCTTTGACACTCAGCGCGCCGCCGCACAAGCGTACAATGAGGCTGCCATGCGCTATTTTGGTGAATATGCCAAGCTTAACGATCTTTCCATTTTGGCCCCCGAGGATGATCTTCCTATCCAGCGTCAAGGCCATACACGTTCGCACAAAAAAGAATCTCAGTATCTTGGCGTGTTCTTTGATAAGCGCAGAAACAAGTTCACGGCGGCGGTCATCCATCAGAAAAAAGTCCATTATGGCGGCCAATTTGATAGCGAGCTTGAGGCAGCAATGGCGCGTGACGAACTAGCAAAGAAGCTGCATGGCGTTTATGCCAAGCTCAATTTTCCCGATTCATAGCGTCTCTAGCCCACTCGTCCATTTCCAAAATGATGCGCCAATCATCCTGGTCAAGTTCTTTGCCCTTGAGCTTGCCCTCCAGGAACCGCTTACGCCGCCCCTCAACCGCTTGCATCCGTGCCGCAATCTTGGCCCGGTACAGGCGGTTCAAGTCCATCTGGTCAAGTTCTTCCAGCAGCCGGCCCGGAAACAGGTCGAGCAGCCAGGCGTCCAGCAGCTCAGGTGGCTCTACAGGGCGACGGCTGTTTCCTTCTCCGCCCCATTCGCTGCCGGCACGGAGATAGTGTACAATCGCCGCCCTAGCGCGTTTCCCAAGGAAGCCAGGTCGCGCAGATGCACCCACCAAATCTCGGCAAACCAGCGATAGAGACGCAGATCTACCTGCTCGGTACGCTCTGGCGTCAGCTCATCCGCCGCGGTAATCGGCGGCGCATCGACACAGGTCAGATGCAGGGCGATGATCTTTGGGCGCAGACAGGCCAGGATATTCGCCTCGATCTGCTCGCGATCTTCGCTCTCCGCCGCCGCCCAAATCGCCCGTGACTGCGCCCGGCTCCAACTGTCGGATAGCTCGACAAAATCGCCGGCAAAGGCTTCATCCTCACACTCGTATCTCATGGGTTACGTGCGCGTCGGCGCGCCGTTGAGTCGCAGCGTGCCGGATAACACAATCTTGTCACTGGCGACGGCGTTGATCTCGTAGTTCGTCAAGAAGCCCTGCGTCGTCCAGGTGTAGGTGACGAGCGTCCCCGCCGGCCCATAGGTCAGCACCACCGTACGCTTGACGCCGGTCAGGCTGTCCGGCCCCAGGATGTCGTCAATCGCCTTGCTCCAATCGCCCTCAATCTGCAACTGATAGCTGCCTAGCCCCGCCGCTGTTTCCTCGGCGGTACTGGTCAGCACCGTCGCCTCAAGTTCAGCGATGGTGTTCTGCAAGTCGCTCGTGTTCAAATACTGCGAAATGTTCTGAGAATTGTACGTGACCGAACTATTGCCGGCTCCCTTGAGTGCCATATTTCTCTCCTACTATTTCTGTTCGGCCCCTATGGCCGACACGATTATTCTGTCACCCCGCGCACACAAACCACACACACCACATCTAAGCCGGTCGCCCCGCCCAAACTCGTCACGCTCAGGCGCACCCACTGGTTGACGTTGCCACTCAGCACGGCCTTGTACGCGCCCTTGGCGGTCACGGTAAAGGTGCCAATCGTCGTGTAGGTGCCGCCCGATGTCGTGGCGTGCTGCACGACAATCGGTGCGCTCGTCAGCGCGCCGGTCACGCCCTGCACAAACAGATAGGCTTCGCCGCCCTTCGTGCCGGCTGTCACCATATCCACGCTCGGCTGGCTGCCGGTGGCGTTGAGCAGCAGATCGGCGATGCGGATGCCGCGCCGTCCGCCCTTGCCCTGCCCCCAGGCGCCGTTGAGCGTCATCACCCCCGCCGCCGGGGCGTTGATCTCCATGCTGGCGCCAAAGCTGCTGTCAATCACATAGGCGACGCAGGCCGGTACGTCGATGCCAAAGAGCGCCGCCACCATCGCGCCCTCGACGCCCATACGCAGATACATTTCTTCTTCAAAGCTGCCGGGGTCGTTGACCGTGTTCATGTAGCCGTCCTGGCTGATGGCGATGCTCGGCAAAATCGCCTCATACTCAGCCGCGGTGCTGCACAGCGTCGTCACCTCATCCTCGGAAATCGAGTTCGCCATCGTCACCGCCGATGTCTCGCAGGACAGGTCAACTTCATCTACCAATATGCGCGCCAGCGTCCCCTTAACAGCCATAGGTCATCATCCTGATACCTCCACGGTCGCTATAATCGCCTGAATCGGCGCCATGCCCTCGCCAATCGTGTCCTGGTCAGTCACCATGCTATAGCTGTCCATGCCCAGCGCCTCGGCGTTCACTTCCAGCGTCAGCGCCAAATTGTCGAGCAACTGTACGGTCAGCGCATCGTTGGCGGATTGCGTACTCAAATTGATAAACTCGACAAAGATCACAATCTCAAGCGTGGCGCTCTTCAGCCCCTGCCCATAGGTCAGCGTCGATACGCTGCGCGTACTGGACGGCAGCCGCGTAAAGAGCCACGGCAGATCGCCGGGACTGACCGCGGTCGGCAGATAGGCGCTGTGGCGTTTGATGCCCGCCACCGGCAGCGCCGCCGCCGTCGCTACTAAGGCCTCTAAACTGGTGAAACTCACGTCAGCACCCGCGCCATGTACGGGCGCAAAATAACAAAGACATCCGCCGGGATGGCGCTTGGCGCAATCGTCGTGTTGCCGACAATCACGGCGCGGTCGAGGTCGAGCGCGTTGCTGGGCTGGCGGTAGAACCACGAGGCCAGGCGCAGCGTCGCCTGCACAATCGGGTCAGGCGGTGTCACGCTGTACGCCCAGCGCCCGGTCACAGCCACGCCCTCGCCCTCGCTATAGTTCCAGGCCAAGCCGCTGTTGTTCTTGAGCGTCAGCGCAAAATAGGGCGTCGTATAGGCCGGTTCCGGCTTGATGTCGGTCAGCGCCACCATAACGCCGTCGCCATTGACTACGCCGGTCAGCGTCGCCAAGTCGCCATTCAGCCACAGGCGCGCCCCCTCCACATCGTCAGCAATATCGTGGTAGCGCGTCGTATCCACCGTCGCCTCAAAATGGCGATGCGTCTGGTCGTCAATCACCGCCGACGCATTGGTCAGCGCCATGTTGAGATTGGCGGTGATGTCGTCGGGTAGCGTGCCGGGCATAGCGAGATGTGTTTGCAGTTGGGCTATCGTGGCATATTGGGTCATGGCTACTCGGGCGCTCCCTGACTCACGCGCTGTACTTGGCTGGCAATCACATCGTGCCAATAAATATCCGGGTCGCTGCCAAAGATGGCGTTGATAAAGTCGAAATCGCTGGTATATTCGGCCCCGCCAAAGACGGGTGCAAAGCGCTGCCAGACGTGGCGTTTGACGATGTAGGCCGAGCAGCCGATGTAGCTCAGTTGCGGCTCACGCTGCCAATGGGCGTCGTCCGGTAGCACGCGTCCGTTACGGTGGTCCATACGGACCATGATTACGTTGGGGTGGTGTTCGCTCACAATCGCCTTGACCTCCTGTACCAGCCGCGGGCGGATACAGGTATCGTCGTCGTCCAAAATCCAAACGTATTCGCCCGTCACATACGGCGCAAAGTTGGCAAGCGCTGCCTGCGCCGCGCCCACGCCGCGCCCCTCACCGTCCACCAGCATCGTCTGCTGCCAGTCGGGGTCGCTCTGCGCCTCCAGGCTGCGGATGTTGGCGATCAGCATACGCGGGCGACGGTAACAGCGGGTAATTATCTGGAGGAAGCTCATACGCTCAGGATCTCCCCCTCATGAATGTGGCCGCACGCCACATCCATACGCGCAATCTGCTCGACACCTTGACGCAGGCAATCCTGGGCAAACGGCATATCGGGCGCGTTGCCCGAACCGTCTTGGCGGAAGGCGAGCGCCTCTAGTACATGGCGGCGAATCAGCGTACAGCCAAAGCCGACGCCGGATACGGGTAGGCGCGTCAGCTTGCGCGCCGCCGCCAATCCGCCGCTGTACAGCGATAGGCTCATGCCCAGGTTCCGCTTGTTCTCATGTCTCAGCGCGTTGATCACCGGCATCCCATGACGCAGCATATAGGTTCCGTAGACGACCGCCGCGCCATCCTCCCATAAGGTCGCCAACGCGTGCGGCGGCAGGATCATGTCCTGCTCAATCGTCACCAATGCGTCATACGGCCCGCTCAGGCATAACTCACGCGCATAGGCATATTGCGCCAATACGTTGCGGGTATCCGGCGGCGGGTAGGGATTGCGTCTGCCGATCTCCCACCTGATTTCACCGGCAAAGCATTGGCCCACAACCGATTGTACGGTCGCGAACTGTAGCCCTCCCGGCGTAACTGGCGTGAAGATCAGCAGATGTGGCATCGACTAAGTACCAAACGTGCCAATCATCAGCGCGCCCGCTTGCAAAACCTCATAGACAAAGCGCGCATAATAGAACAGATTGACCTGCCCGGTATTGGCGGCACTATACGGGTCACGCAGGAACGTCACCTGATTGACTTGGCGCTTGCCGACAAAGCCGAAATTGCCCAGCACCATCGTCTTGGCGCTGGCGGCAATCGCCGGCGTGAACTGGCTGTGATTGATCGGGAAGCCCCATAGGCTGCTCTCACTCGTGCCACCGGGCGGCGTGGGCGTGAATTGCCAGTTGTTGCCGGAGAGTCCCCGGTACGCGCCCTCTGTGGCGCGCCGCATCACCCATTGCGCGCCGTCGGCGTACTCATCCGGGATCGAGTAGACCATCGTCGGGATGTGGGCGGCAAGGGCCACGGCCCCGGTCAGCGCCACAGTGGTGCCGCCGGCCAGCACCTTCGTCATCAGCGCCGAATTGAGCGTCAGCCCCAGCGCCCGCCCGACATAATCTTCCAGGAAGGCCATCAGCCCGCTATCCTCATCCTCGATCAGCTCAACTGACAGTTGCAGCTTCTTCGTGTACTTGACCAGCGTCATCTGCTTTTGACCGATGACCGGCGCATCCAAATCAAAGGCCGCCGCCTCATTGGTGGCGATAAAGACGTTGGCATTGCCGGCATCGAGCGGCACATTTGTGGTCGTGCCTTTGCCGGGAATATTCATCACGCCGAGCTTACTATCTAGCGCAAGCTCGTCGCGGCGGGCGATGATGCGCTGGTAGTGGCCGGTTGGCACGGCGTAGCCGCCATCGGCGGGTGTGCCGATATTCATATCGGTGGCGTTGGATGCCTTGACGCTCTCTTGCAGCCAGTTCAGATAGGCGCGGTGGTCGTACTCCAGGAAATACTTACGGATCGCCTGGTTCTCGTCACGGCGCTGGCGCAGCGCAATCGCCTTGACGTCGTTTGCCCCGGCGTCCGGCGTCTGGAACATGGGCGCGCCGTTGATGGCCTTCGCTTCCTGCTCCTGCTTCTGCGCCTTCTGCCAGGCGTCGATGGTGGCGTGGCTGATCAGTTCTAGCAATTTCGGGTCAAGCTGGTCGATGGCGGATTTGGCCTCGACGACTTGGGTTTCTTGTGGCATGGTTGTTTCCTCCGGTGGTTCGTTCTCGATAATTGTGATAACGGGCGCGTCCACATCCTCGCTTTTCGTTTCTTGCACCACCGCTGCGCTGGCGGTCTCCGGCAGGAATACGGCAAAGCGCGAATCGGTCGCGGATAATGACTTAATCAGTTCGACGCCGAGCGTACGCGGCTCGGCAGGGGTTGGCGTCAGCGATAGCTCGACAATCGGCCACTGCGTGATGCTCTTGCCGCTGCGCCGCGTCAGATGGCCCACGCTGCCGCTTGACCAGCCCAGCGCGCCCTTCTCGACGAGCTGCACCACCATATCAACGTAGGCCTTGTTGCGGTCGAGTTCGGCCTCAACCCACAGACCCTGCTCATCCGGCTCGACGCTGATCGTCTTGCCGATCACATGGTTGACGGAGCGCAGGCCGTGGTCATACAGCACCAGCTTGACCGGCGCCAGGTCGAGCATGAAATCGGTGGCCGGGCTAAACGATTCGCCCTCCAGGTCAGCGCCGCCAAAGAGTACGCCATAGCCGGCGACGGTGACGGCCTCGTCGGTTACGGCCTTGATATAGGCGCCGGTGTTTTTCTCTCGCATACTTCCCTCCCTTAACTTGCCAACGCTCGATCCACTGCCGCTTGGAAGTCGGCCAGGATCACATCCTGATTGGCCTCAATCGCCTGGGCGTCCGTATGCCAGCCGGTGCGCCGATGCCACACAGTCTGGAACATATTCGACTGCACGAACGGCGCATAGCGCACGCTGTTGCCCACGCGCCCGGTCAGCCCACTTGGCGAGGCCACGACCTTGCTATTCCAGCGCCGCCCCAACGTGCCGGTGCGCTTGTACTTGCTGCCCGACGGCGGTGGCGGGTACTGTTGCATCGCCGCTTGGAGTCTGAGCACGCCACGTTCCATGGGCGGCGTCAGCGTATGGACGGCCGCGGCCATGTCGAGTTTCCTGAACAGATTTTCCAACCCAATCACTTTGATCGGCATCAGCTCGGCTCCGCAATCACAGGCCGCCCAAAACAGCGGCAATTGACGTGCGCCGGGATCGTATGTCCGCCGGGGAATGTGCCGCGTAATGGCGCACGCTTGCCGTTGAGCGGCCCACAAATTGGACACTTGCCGGCAATCTCATCGTTGGCTGTCACCCACTCCCACTCACTGACCACGCCACTCTGTTCGTATCCTTCGACAGCCCCTTGTGCGGCGGCTCTTGTCGTCTCCGTGACCGATATGGTCTTAGCCCGCTTGCGGCCAAAGGTCGGCTCCAATTCCTTGACCAAATCCGGCAAGGATGTGCGCTCTTTGAACCAGTCATCGACCGCCGTCTGTAGCCGTGCCTGTGTCGTGCTGTTGATGCCGCGCACCAGCTCATAGCTGTAGCGGCTTGCCCACTCCGCGGCTTTTGAATGTGCCAGCGTCCACTCGAAGCCCAGCCCAATCTGTTCCAGCGTATCCAGCGCCACGCTCACGCCCAAGCTGCTACTCTGCTCCAAATTGCGGCGCAAGACCTCACGCACCGGCTCGCTGGTGGCGGTCACATGCGCCGGCGCTGAACGGATCACATCGTCGCTGGCGTCAGCGGGCAGCAAGGCGCTCAATTGGTCGTCAAAGGCCCCCACTAGGTCACGCTCCAATTTACGCTCCAACTGCGCCCGGATGGCACGTTCGGCGTCGCTCTCGTCGCCCTCATCAGGCGCAAGCTGCAACACCATGGCTTTATAGGCATCATGGGTAATTACCCCATCCGCTATCAATGCCGCGCAAGCTTGCGCGGCGTGTGTCATCAGTACCCGGAAAGGGCGCATCTACCTCGTCAAGGCCCTCCATCCCCAGCGCGGCCATCTTTTCGTCACGGTCAAGCAGGTGGCTATGGAAGGCGTCCACGTCCGGCGATTTCTTGCCCTTCGCCCAGCGTTTGAGGCGTCGCACTTCCTCGTCACGCCCGGCGGCGCTTGACCGTTCCGGCAATTGCCCCTGCTGCTGCTGCTGTGGCGGCGCGTTGAGCCGGGCGATTTGCGCCTCGGCTTGCTGGCGCTGCAATTCCTGTTCCTGTGCCAAATCGGCGTCCAACATCTCATAGGTCACGCCGTCGGGCAGGTTCAGCCCCACCAGTTGCGCGGCGATGCTGGGCCGGATCTTGGCGCCAACATAGGTCGCATAGCTCTGCGCCCGCTGCTCCTCATCTTCCTGCATGGCCGACAAACGATCGGGCTCAAACTGAAAGCGCAGGCCGATCGGCGCAAACATCTGGCGATTCAGCGTGCGCTCAATCAGCTTCGATTCGGGGATGATGCAATTGTTGAGGAAGTTGAGTTCGTCCTGCTGCGCCGTGGCAAAGTTGGCGGCATCAGCGGCGACGATGCTGTGCGGCACGCCCAGCGCCGTGGCGATGGCCTGGCGGCGCTCGTTGGTCAGCTCGCTATTGGTCAGCGACTCCAGCCCCTCGCCGACGACAACGGCTTCCAGCTTGCCGCGGATGGCGGCGGTCGACCACGCCTTTTTGATGCCGCTGAAGAAGCGTTTCCACCACGCCTCGATCTTCTCCATTTCGGCATCCATCGTATCCGGATCCACGCTCAACACCGTCGCCTTGATCGCCCCACGCGCAAAGAAGGCGGCGACAAAATCATTCATGTTGGCGATGACCTGGGCGTCGGCCAAAGCCGCCCGCGCCGGGGGCGTGCCCGGTTCCAGTTCGCTGAAGGCATTGGGCAGCTTGAAATAGACAATATCATCGGGTGTGAAGTCCACGCCGACAGCAACGCTGCGCGTTGGGTCAAGCAGCCGCCTAAAGCCGGCAATGCCCGTCATGCGGTCGTAGAGCACCTGGATCGTGTCGGGCGCAAACCAGCGCAGGCCCAGCGGCTTGTTGTTAAAGTTGCGCTGCTTAAACCAATAGGCATAGCCGCACAGGCATAGCGCCGATTCGGTCAGTTCGAGCAGCTCGCCAAAGTTGTCGAGGAAGGGATAGGCGCTCAGGTCATCGGTGTCGCTGACCAGCTTGGTTTTGCCGCTGAAGATCGCCCACGGCATACCCGCCACGCGGTCGGCGCGCAGGTTGACGCAGGCATAGAGCCAGCCGACCAGGCTGTACAGGCTGCGCGGCGACTCGTCCTGCGTGCCAAAGTAGCTGCCAAAGACGCTGCTCCACTCGTCGGCAGTCCAGGCGGATAGGTCTTTGGATTTGATGGATGCGCCATCGAAAACGGTGAGTCGGTTCATGCGGGTGGCCCGGAAACAAAAAACGCCCACCGGCCATTGCTGGCTCGTGGGCGTCGTGCGCTCGTGGGTTATTTGGTTAATTCTTTATTTTACTTCTTTAGTCTCGACTTCGCTAATCTCAATCAATTGCTTTAGGTCGAACGTGACCGTCTTTTGATTGCGGCGCAATTCCAGCAGCATCTGGACCCGGTTGACACGCCCATAGAGCCGCCCCTGCTCGTCGCGCAGATTGCGCCAGTTGGGATCGCCTGGCTGCTGCGCCGGTGGCTGCTTCATTCGTCCCACGCCATCGACGCGCCGCGGCGCAGCGCCAGCCGCATGAACGCGCCCGACGACGCGTCGACCATGTCGTCGTGACTTCCAAATGGGAAACTCGTTAATTCATCTATAAAAGCCCCGTTCCATGCGCCACGCACCAGCTTGACGTTCCTGGCCTCACACTGCGCGGCAAAGGGCATCGCCCGCACCTGCTTTTCGCCCGTCACCTTTTCGGCCTTGACCTGAAAGCCCGCCAGGTTACGCACGCTCGCCTGCGCCGATTCCAGTCCGCCGCTGCCCGGCTCCTGTTCGATGCCAATGGCGACGTTGCGCCCGTCCATTTCCGCCGTCTGGCGCATGATGCGCTCGCGTGCCAGGGCCGACCATTGGCCGCGCACGACATCCTCAATGTAGAACTGCCCGTCGGCATCACGCGCCAGCTTGACGCCCGCGCTATAGTCGCCGCTGTTTTCGCTGCCGGCCTTGTCCCAATAGCGTACGCGTGTGGCGTCCGCCGGTGCCGCATTGACGATGCTGAACCAGTCGCGCTGAAACATGCCGCCGCCGGGTGGCACGGGTCGCTGCTGGTATAAGCTGGCCCAAAAGTAACTTCCCAACTGACCGCGCAACTGTTGCAGACGCATCACCGGGTAGCGTTCCGGGCAAAGTGCCGCGCCCGCTTCACGTGGATCCGGCTCGACAGTACAGGTTGGCGGAAACGGTTGTGGTTGGTCCGGCTTGATCGCTTCCATACTGACGATATGCCAACCTTCCGGCTCGTCATGTTCTTGCGCTAGAAGCCAGCCCGAAAGATCGGACTCGTGCCACCGCGTTTGAATGATGATGATGGCGGCATCGGGCGCTTGGCGCGTGGTAAACACGCTGCGATACCAATCCTGTTGCTTGGACCGGATCGTCTCAGAGGCGGCTTCCTCGGCATTTTTGAGCGGGTCGTCAATAATCCCTAGATTAAATCCTTTGCCGGTCGCTGCTCCACCTACGCCCGCTGCCCACAAGCCGCCGCCGCCATAGGTTTCCCACTGGCGCATCGCTTTCGCCTGGCGCAATTCGCCGCCGGCTGCCTCGTAGTTACTGCGAGCGTTTCGACTTAAAGAGTAAGCCAGGTCAGCGCCATAGGCCGCCAAGCCCACCCACCGATAGGGATATTGCAACAAATAATAGGCGCTAAATAGTCTGGAAATGGTTTCACTTTTGAAATGGCGCGGCGGCATAAAGACCATAAGCCTTTTGATTGAGCCATCCAGCACCCGATCCAACACACCGATCAGCTGTTCAACATGCCGGTAGAACTCATAGCGCGGATTGACGCGGTGAATAAAATGGGCGAAATTGTCAGCCGTCGCCTGCCGCTGGCGGCTCATCATCAGTTCTACCTGATCGGCTTCCGGCCAGGCGTGAACCATGCGTAGGCTCGGCGGCAAATTGCCCGGTAATTTGGTTGAGGAGGCCGGTAAGGTCCAGTTTAGCGCCATCGGTTTCACTCTGTGCGAATTTAAGCCAATCCAACAAGTCTTTTTCAGTCGTATTGCCCAAGTTGCGGGCAATACGTTTGGTGATCTTCAGTCGTTCGGCTTTGCGAGCGATGCCAGTAAGGAATACAAGTCTGTCAACTTCCTCGCTAAATTCGGGTAGATTCAGCCAACGATAGAGCGTGCGTTCGCCAATGCCAGATATGGCAGCCGCTTCCTCGCGAGTATAGCCATCTGCCAGAGCAAAAGCCGCGTTTTGAGCTTTTGTAGTCCACTGAAAAGCTGCCATTTTCTGCCATCTAGGGCATACACCTATCCCAACCTGTCAAAGCCTATCCGTACCTGTCAAAATTGTATCCCCGTCTTATTGATCAAGTAGCATGGATGTGCTATATATAGCGGCAGGCGATACCTTCACGCCTAAATAGGAGAATCACATGGAACACTACTGCATCCGCAAAATCAAAATGTTTTCGCCTGAATGGGAAATCCTTGACCAGCTTGCCGTTGAGCTGTCCGCCCATGCCCGCAGCGGCACGGCCAATCTCGTCCCGTCTTGGACGGCGCTCATCCGCGGCATCGTACGCGGTGAGTACATCGTTACGCCCGCCAAGCCGAACC